AGACTATCTTGTAGAGAACCATATTCTCCGTGGTTATTAAAATGTACAGGAAAGAGGTATCGTTATGCTTCGTAAAATAAAATTATACGGAGAACTTGCAGAATTTGTAGGACATAAAGAGTTTGAGGTAAAAGCTGATACTTTAGCTCATGCTGTTAGTTTTTTAGTAAATAATTTTGAAGGAATAGATAAATTTATGAATCCTAAACATTATCAGGTAAAAATTGGTAGTTATGCAGTAGATGAATCAGAATTTTCTTATCCTATTGGACAAGAAGATATACATTTTATTCCTGTTATTGCTGGTGCTGGTAGAGGTTTCGGAAAGATATTATTAGGTGCTGCATTGATTGGATTAGCATTTATACCTTTTGCTGGTGCTGGAACTGGATTAGGTGCTGCTTTTAAAGGTGGTTTTTCAGCAGCAAAATTTGCAAAAGTTGGATTTATTTCAAAAGGATTAGCTGGTTTAGGTACTGCTCTTGTTTTATCTGGTGTAAGTGATATGTTATTCCCTGTTCCAGAAGTGCCTGATTTTGAGTCAGAAGAAGATCCTAGATTATCATTTAGTTTTGGTGGAACGCAACAGACAGGAAGAGCAGGAACTCCTGTTCCTTTAGTTTATGGAGAGATATTTACTGGTAGTGTTGTTATTAGTGGTTCTGTAGATACTGAGCAGGTACAAGCATGATTGAAGAAAAATATCCAATTAAAGGTTCTGGTGGTGGTGGCAGTAGTCCTCCTCCCGCACCTCCGCAACCAACTAGAGAGCCTGATACTTTACACAGTAGACAGTTTGCAACCTTTCTTGATCTTGTTTCAGAAGGAGAGATAGAGGGTTTTGCTACTGCCTCAAAGGA